AAACAATTAGAGTCGTACCCATACGACCACAGTAAAATACCGACAGATGACACAATCAAATGAGATGGTAAACCATCCAAATCACTATGGAGGTGAGGATAACACATACGAAGTAATAAAAGTATGCGAGGCTTGGGAATTAGATAGAGATGCTTACTTATTCAACGTAGTTAAATATGTTGCGAGAGCGGGTAAAAAAGATTCAGCAAAAGAATTAGAAGACCTTAAAAAAGCCGCTTTTTATTTAAACCGTAAAATTAAAAACTTAGAGTCGTGATTTATTGGATAACGGGACAACCTGGTTCAGGTAAGACTACATTGGCGAAAGCAATCATCAAAGAAAGATACTTCCGAGATTGGTTTCACATTGATGGTGACGATATAAGAGAATTATTCGATAATAAAGATTATTCGAAAGAAGGTAGGATGAAGAATATCTTATTGGCTCAACAAATATCTCAATATTTACACTCCAAAGGAAAAGATGTTATTGTATCTTTAGTATCACCATACAAAGACCAAAGAGATATTTTCAAAGAAAATATGGGTAATGAATTGAAAGAGATTTATATTCACACTTCTGAAGTTAGGGGAAGAGAAAATTTCTTTGTGGAAGATTATGAAAAACCAACAGAAAATTATGTTGATATATGTACCGACAATATTAATGTTGCTGAATGTGTTGAAATAATCTTTAAAAAAATTATCTAATGAAAAAAATACATGTTGAGGGCGACCCAAAATTAAAAAATACTGGGGGTAAACAATATTCAATGTTTGTAGGTAGATTCCAACCATTTCATGATGGACATAGATGGGTTCTTGATGAAATGTTGAATGAAGGTAAGAATGTTCTTATTTGTATCAGAGACATTGAACCTGATACAAATAACCCATTCACTGCTAAAGAAGTTGAGAATAATCTTAATGGACAACTTCTTGATTTAATTATGGAAGGTAGAGTTAAAGTAATGGTAATCCCAAACATTGAATCTGTAAACTTCGGAAGAGGAGTTGGATACGATATCATAGAATATTTACCACCACAAGAGGTGAGTGATATCTCAGCCACTAAAATAAGAGAACAATTAAAACAAGAAAGTAAATTATAATGTTAGAAACAAATAGAATTATTCAAGGAGACTGTGTTGTTGAGATGGGAAAACTCCCTGAGGCTACGGTTGACTTAATGGTTACATCACCACCATATAACGTGGGAATAGATTACGATAGTCATAACGACAGAATGTTTATGGAGGATTATTGGGGATGGACCGAACAATGGTTAACACAAGCTTATCGTTTATTAAAAGATGATGGTAGAGTCGCTATAAACGTACCTTATGAAGTAAATGTACAAGACAGAGGTGGTAGGGTTTTATTTATGGCTGAGTTTTGGAATGTTATGAAAAAAGTTGGGTTTCAATTCTACGGACTTGTTGACCTTGACGAAAACTCGCCACACAGAAGTAAGACTACGGCTTGGGGTTCATGGATGTCACCAAGTAGTCCTTATATATATAATCCTAAAGAGTGTGTTGTTTTAGCATACAAAAAAGACAGGATTAAAAAAGTTAAAGGTGAACCACAATGGAAAGGAGAGTTGGTTGACTTGGAACAAGAAGATGGTACTATAAAACAAAAAATGATGTATCAAGACGAAGATAAAAAAGAATTTATGAGTCTTGTATATGGACAATGGGAATATTTTGCTGACACCAAACAACAAACTAAAGCAACATTCTCAATGGATATTCCAATGAAGGCGATTAAGATACTAACATATAGAAACGATGTGGTACTTGACCCATTTGCAGGTAGTGGGACTAGTTTGGTTGCTGCGGAAATTAGTGGTAGACGATGGATTGGGATTGAATTAAGTGAGAGCTATACTAAAGTGGCTAAAGAAAGAGTTCAACACTTTATAGATAAGAATCGACAAATAGAATTAGGTTTATAATAAAAAGGTCCTTGAGACCTTTTTTTTGTTTATACGAGTATTTATTAAGAAAAGTACAAATGGTTCAAATCATAATCACAGAAGAACAATTAAAATTAATTAAAGAAAACCTTAGGATTGATAAAAACTATAAGGGTCAATTTAGTGAAAGTAATATTGATTCCTCAAATACAAGTACTTCAATAGAAATGGACCCATTTGCTAAATTTTTAAGAGGATTGTTTACGGGACAATTAAACCAAATGTCTGAAGTGTAAAAAAATAACTATGAAAGAAGAATTAATTTTAAAACTAATACAAATACAAACTCAGTTTAAATTTATGCATTGGCAAACAATGGGCGATGCTAAACATAGAGCTTATGGTGAAATATACGACACTTTAGGAGACCTTATTGATAGTTTTGTAGAATCAATGATGGGTAAATATGGTAGACCAGAATTTGAGTCGGAATTTTCAATAATGTTTCAAGATTTAAAATCATTAAGTGTTCAAAACTTTATAGATGGAATTACTGAATTTTTAGTGTCAATGACTGAACAGTTAGATACTAAATATGATACTGATTTATTAAATCTAAGAGATGAAATGTTGGCTTCGGTTAACAAATTAAAATACTTACTTACGTTAAAATCATAATAATGGTAAAAAACTTAGTTAATTGATGAAAAGAATAATATCGGAAACAGGGCTTAGAAACATTAATGCTCTAAAAAAAAGGTATCAAAAAGCTGAGATTTATTTTCATCAAGATTTGGATGGTGTAACAACCGCAATTGCGATGAAAAAATACCTTGAAGATAATGGTATTAATGTCATAGGCACTCACATTATTCAATACGGTGATAAAGAATTCTCTGTTAAAAAAAATGACGCTCAAGGAGATGTAATGCCAGTTCTTGTTGATTTTGCTCACGGTAAACCGATGTTTGTAATTCATACTGACCACCACGATAAGCAAGTTGGTGTTGAAAAGGGAACCTCAAAACAGTTTAGAGGGGCTCGTTCAAATGTCGAAACAATCTCACAAGTTGTATCTCCAACCGATTTATTTCCTTCGGCCGATATATTATTAATTAATACTGTAGATTCTGCGGATTATGCAAAGTTTAATGTAACACCACAGGAAGTGGTTAATTATGTTTACAGGATAGATAAAGATTCTTCACTCCAAAGAAATAAAATGTTATTAGGATTAGTAATTAACAAATTACTTTTAGCGTTTAAAAACAAACCAGGGTTCTTAGAGTCTTTGGTTATGGATTCTGAACCATCTTTAATGTCAATACTAAATAACATTAAAGATTGGATGAAAAGAACAAACGCAGCAAAGCCTGAAGACCTACAAAAAAATGCACAAGATTATGTGGACAAAATGAAGGACTACCCAACTGTATCTGATAACATTATTTTTCAGTACGGTGGGGGGAGTATGTTTAAACCTGGGTCTTACGACCGATATACACCATTTAGAAATAATCCTGAGGCAGACTTTCTCATCATGGCGTGGCCGATGGGACTTGTTCAAGCTTCTTGTAATCCATTTAAGAAAGAAAGAGAACTTAAAGGTGTTAATCTTGGGGAAATTGCTCAAGAAGTACTTGCCAAATGGGAAGACCAACTAAAGGAAAAAAAGATACCGTTATCGACTATGAAGTGGGTTAGCGAAACGAGTGCAGGGCCTGAAAGTGTTGGGTTCACTTTTAAAGATTTTGACGCTCTTTACGGTGGTAAATTCATGTTCATGGACGGAGGAGAAGAGATGTTAAATAAGATTGAAGAAATGATGGAAAAACCATTCAGTGATTTGTCTGAAGAAGAAATTTCATTGATGGATAAAATTGGAATCAATGCTTGGGACCTTATTCAATCTAACTCAGGTGGGCATAAATGTATTACCAATATTTCAGGACTTAATTATTTAGGTAGAGGTAAAAGACCACCACAAGGAGGTATTAGATATGATTCTGAGAGAGATGATTCGCCATCAGTTAAGTTTACCAAGATGATTGCAAACCAATTTCAAAAAGTATTAAAGGAAAAAATTGCGGAGTCTAAAAATTCAACAGAAGATTAAGATAGGTCATAAGTAATACTATCGCCAGCTTCAATATTAAGGATTTCACAAGAACCACCCTCAATCTCTAACACAATATTACCGTTCCCACAATAAGAAGGACAATCAAATTCGTCATTACACGGAGGACAATTGTGATGTATATTAACAATCACGTTGTTCTTTATAATAATTATGTCTAACGGTATTAGACAATTTTTCATCCAAAAACATTGTTTATCTCCACCCATTAAAAACAACAAACCATTAAAGTCGTTGTCAAAGGTCTTACCCATCATCCCAATTGATTGAGACTCCCTATCAACTAATGTTTTAACATTAAAAGTATTGTCATTAATTTTTACCTTCATAATTAATAAATACTTTAGAAAACATAATAGTATTTGAATTTTTATCGTATATTTGTATTCACAAAACAAAAAAGGGGTGAAAACTTGACAAAAGTGTAATTTTTATTATACTTTGAAAACATTGGATATATTTATATGTTCATGTCCGAAAGGACAAACACCTCCAAAATTCACAATAAAAAAGATTTGATAGAATGAGAATTTTTTCCTATCTTTGTGAAACAAATCCCATAAGAAAGTTTTCGAGAGAATTCAAACCTTATGGGGTTTTTTAACTAAGTTCTTTAACATTAAAATATATCGCGAGATGGTAGCAGTGGTAGCTCGCAAGGCTCATAACCTTGAGGTCGGGGGTTCGAGTCCCTCTCTCGCAACGAATGGTCTGGCCGGTTAAACTCCGCCATCTGTACATTGTCTTAAGTGACCCGCTACAGATTATCTAAAGTGATACGGACTATTTAAAAAGTTTACAAAGTATTTGACTAATTGAAAAGTTATTCCTATCTTTGTAAACCAAACGGGTAACACCGAGAGGTTTTTTAACAATCACCGAAAACAAATCTCACTATCGGTATAAAATAGAGTAAGATTGTTAAAAAAAAACTTCACAAAAATTTGATAGTATCAAAACTTTCATCTACCTTTGTGAAACAAATGAGAAGGGTTGACCTGATTAATCTTCGGATAAGTTAAGGTTGTGAAATTCCAAGTTCTTATTTCAAAACTGTGTTTGTTCACAACGGTTTGAAATTAAAAGGTGAACATGATTGTCGGGGATAACAATCGTAACATCAACCCCCTTTAGTGAAAGCGTTCTTTGAATTAAAATATTTTTTCTATAAGAGAACCGTGAGTTGAACCTTCGGGGAATACGAGCAAACGTCATACTTATAGAAAGAAATTGGGCGGTCTATAGTCCATGAAATAAACTGTGAAAGCAGTATAAAGTGACTCATCTTGATTGAAGTGGGTTGCGGTTTCCGAAAGGGAGCTCGAGTAGACAAGCGGGATATTATCAAACCTTTAGTATCGAGGGTAACACTGTAGAGAAAGTGGTTTGGTAACCAAGCGATGTGGGTCGTTTGGTTGAGGGGGGAACTCCAATAAGAATAACTCGTAGAACTGTTGTGAGACATATGGTTATCCGACCATACTATTGCGGAGTTCAATATAAAAGTAGACTTAAAACCGAAAGGTAAGAGTTCGTACAGGTGGTGCTGTTGTTCTCCTTACTCTTGACCTACCAAGGTAGGAGTTATGAAGTAGACTTGAAATATGGAGGTCGGGAGACTTCAAGGTGTAGTTCAGTATCGT